CTTGGTTTAGTAGATTTATGCGATAATGGTAGTATGTATATGTCTGATATACAATCACTTATAGGACATGGATCAAGTGAGGCAGAGAGAAAGAAAGCTTATAGAGAACGTATAAAATACGAAGGTAAAGCTAAAAAGCAAGTGGGACATTGTCCGGGACATCGTCCACCAGAGTTAGAGTTAGAGTTAGAGTTAGAGAAAGAGATAAAGAAAAAGATAAAAGTTAGAAATAAAATGAAAGTTGAAGATATAAAATGTTTCGAGACTTTGTTTAAATACTGGGAAGAAAATAAATCTGGTGGTAAGTATAAGAATGAAGTATCACGTAATGGTATGCTTAATAAACTTATTAACCTTACTAACAATGATTTACAGTACGCTTATGATGCTATTATGCACTGTATAGCTAATAACTATAAAGGTTTTACTGATGGTAGTAAACTATACTATACTAAACCAATAAATGATAATACAGTACCGTTTAGACAAGTGGAGTAATACCATATAAGTATAAACAGTATAGTTAAACCTTATAGTTAAACCTTATAGTTAAACCTTATATGTTTTAATTTCATGGTTAAGTTAAACTATTACCGTTAAACCACATGTATTTGTTATTCTTACACTTCCGCTTTTTTTCTGCTTGCCGTTCGTCGTTACAGTCGTCGATTATTTGACACTATTTACTTGACAAAATATTGACAGTATGTTATACTTTGCATATGAATGACAAAAAATTGACAGTAAATAGCAAACGTCCAGATATGATAGGCAATAAATATGCTGTCGGTAATAAAGGCGGTAGACCTCTCCTGTTCCCAACTCCAGAGATATTACAATATGAAATAGATAAATATTTTGATAAATGCGATGAAACGCAAGCACCTTACACAATTATGGGATTGTGCGAAAGCCTTGATGTGGATAGGGTTACGTTAATTGATTACAAAGAGAGAGAAGAGTTTTCTCACATAATTAAAAGAGCTAAGACTAAGTGTGAGAAGAGTTTATATGAACGAGGGCTATCTGGAAAGGGTAATCCAGCATTGACGATATTTGGACTTAAAAACAACTATGGATGGCGTGATGACCGTAATTTGAACGTAAAACAGGACACAACTATACATTTCGTGAACCAAATAGGTGGACCAGAAGGCGAAGACTGGGAAGAAGCGGAAGTTATTGATGCTATTGAGGATACAGATGATGAGTAGCACTACTGTATCATTATGTCATAAGGAAGTAGTTCACATAAGGTACATTATCGGACGTAGTGACTGTAAGTGTATACTGCGTAAGTGTTTATAATAAAGGGTGCCACCCCCCGTATTGGGGTAGGAGTCCCATAAGTAAATAAGAATTAGGTCACAAACGGACTTAGCAACAATTAATATCAGTCACAAACGGACTAAGTACCTATAAGGATATATTATTTTAGATGGTAGATTTAAATAAATTATTATTAGTTAGTGATAAAGATCTTGAGAATTGCAATTTTGTTGCTAAATACCCAATAAAAAAGTTAAACTACCATGATTTTTTTGTTGATACGAGGCAATGTATAATTAGGACGAATGATACTGATGATTTGGTTAATTCTCTTAAGTACCTATAAGGATATATTTTTTTTAAAAATCTGAAAGGGTTAAGTACCTATAAGGATGCATATAAGGATGTATATTATGAAAAAACAATATAAAGTAAAAACAGACGGTGTTAATATTTACGCTATGAAAGACGGTGCAGTGCTAGAACTTGAGATGCATGAGGCATTAGAGTTAGCGCAGGATTTAATAGAGACATTTATGGTTAACGATAAGAACTATGTACACGAATTGGAGAGTAAATTCAGGATATGAAGATCAATTTTTCTTATAAACCAACAGACCGGCAGCAAATAGCTCATGATGCTAAAGAGCGTTATAAGCTATTTGGTGGAGCTATGGGGGGTGGTAAGAGTTACTGGTTATGTGCTGAAGTTATGCGTTTATTGTTAAAGTATCCAGGTAATAGAGCAGTTATGTGCCGATATCATTTAAGTGATTTTAAGAATACTACATTAGTTACTATGCTTAAACTTATCCCAAAAGAGTTACAAGACTATAAGAATTTTCATAATAAGAGTGAGCATGTTATTACATTTCCGAACGGTTCGCAGATATTATATATGGGGTTAAGTGAAGAGCAAGATATCAGTAAATTTAAGAGTATGGAGTTTGGGGTATTTGCTTTTGATGAAGCATCAGAAATACCAAAAGCTCAGTTTGATTTAGCAAAAACAAGATTTAGATGGACTTGTCCGAACGGTAAAAGGCCACCATATTATGGATTATTAACAAGTAATCCAGAAGACTGTTGGCTTAAAGATGTATTTATTAAAGAGAAAAGAAAAGACCATATATTTATACCAAGTTTACCAAAAGATAATCCACATTTACCTAGAAACTATAAAGAGAACTTCTCAGATATGCCAGATGATTGGGTAAAGAGGTATTGGGAAGGTAATTGGGATGATTTAGCTGCTGGAGATACTGTTATACCACGTGATTGGATAGATGCAGCTATTGAGAAAGATATACCAAGAGAGAATAAACCATGTATTGGTGTAGATATAGGAAGATTCGGTGATGATGAAACTGTTGCTTATTTCGCTATGGGAACAAAGATTATTGATTGGATGATTAAGGTTAAACAACCACTTACACAGACTACATTTGATATATTAGAACTTGAGAAAAGAAACTTACCAGCTATGCGGATATGTACTGATGATATAGGATTAGGTGGTGGGGTAACAGATTTCTTATCACATCATGGAGCGTATGTAGATGGAGTTAATGTTGGTAGGAGAGCAGAAGATGAACGGTTCTTTAACCAAAAAGCAGAGATTTGGTGGCATGCAAGAGATCTTTTCCGAGAAGGTAGAGTAAGTATACCGAATGATGATAAATTAATAAGGCAACTAAGTTCAGTCAAGTTTAGGTACAGAGCTACTGGTAAGATTATTGTAGAGCCAAAAGAAGATACTAAGAAAAGGTTAGGTATGAGCCCAGATAGAGCTGATGCTTTAGTACTTACATTATGGGCCTCTAAAGGACTCGTAAGCTCTTCACATGACTATAACAGGAATAATACCGTTATGGACAATTATGGGCATGATGATGGGTACGGATGGAACGAGTTTTATGAACATGGCGATAGAATACTCGAAGAAGCTTCTGGATATTATTAATATATAAATTGGAGAGATAGTAATGGTTGATGTTAATGTTAGAGAACAAAATAAAAAGAAAAAATTAGGATCTGAGTTATCTGAATTTATTTCTGATTTAAGAGAAAAGATCAGTAAAGATAATGATTCTAGAAGTAAGTGGAGAGAAAAGTTAGGTATATCGTCAAATCAAAGATTAGGTGTTAAAAGACCGTCACGTAACCCATGGCCAGGAGCACCAAATATTCCTATACAAGAAGCTGATAAACAGATCCGTAAACGTAAACCAAACTTTGTATTAGCTGTAATTGGACAAGGTAAACCAGTAAATATAGATTTTGGTCCAAGTATAGCCAATAGAACTCCTGAAATGGAAGAAAAGAGGCGTAAATCTGAATTAGCTATGAACTTTGTTCTTATGAACAATATGGATTTGTTAAAGACCGTTACTATTGGAGCTGATCAGTTTTTAGAAAAAGGACACTGTATATTTAAAGTTATAGAAGAATTTAAGACTGAAATGGTTCATAAAACTATAGAAATAGAAGATTTCACACAAAATCAAGTTGATGCCTTCAAGAAATTAGACAGGGAACGTCAAAAGGAAATAATATCTGCTCGACAGGATCTAGATTTAGATGACGAAGACGAGCTTAAGATTGTTGACAGTATTCTCTCACAGTTTAATGAAGGCCTTGAAATTATAGAGTACGATCAAGAAATTATCACATCTATGCCAAAGATATTGGTAAGAGATGCTGAGAAAATTATCGTACCTTCATATACAACAGAAATAGATCAATCTGAGCGTATTGTAGATGAGTTCTACTTATCTGAGAGAGAACTTATGGACAGGGCACTTAATGGTGCTTACGATATCTCTAAGGTAAAGAAAGCTATTGATGCTGAGCTAACTTCAAGTGATTCAAATACTTTAGAGGTTGATCTTGTAGCACAGCAGAAGAGTGAGAACGAGGGCATAACAAATAATGTTAAGTCTGAACTATTTAAAGTATGGGAAGTATATACTTGGAGGCCAACTGGCCCAAAAGGTAAATATGAGAGATGGGTATTCACTATACTTCCAGATGTAGGTGATGATGATGATGCTACTATCCAAACTATAAGATTCCCATATGAATTTACTATGTGGAACTTTGTTAAGCATGATAATGAACTTAAAGATTCTCGTTACTATTCAAGTAGGGGTATACCGGAGCAAATAAGAGCATTACAGGAAATAATGGAGAAAGCAATCAATAATATGCTTCATAGGGACCAAATAAACAATTCACCTATGTATACCATACTTACTACATCAAAAATACAACCTGGGACAGTACAGTTCATTCCAGGGCAACGTATTAGAGTCAATAGACACGATGAAATACAAGAATTATCCAGCCGTACAGGTAAGATTGATCTTAGTTCAGTACAAATATTCCAGATTCTTAAAGGTTTCTTAGAAGAGTATATTGGCTCTACAGACCAACTTTTCCGTAACTCTACAAACGCAGGCGGTGGTAAGACATTAGGTGAAATTAAAGCTGGTATTGCATTATCACAGAACTTACAAAGTATAGAACTTATGTTATGGAACGATTCTCTTAAGAAAGTATACGATATGGTTTGGGAAATCATGAAAGATAGATTAGGTGACCCAATTAATGTTATGGGAGAGATTGTTACTAAAGAAGATTTCAACTTTGATGCTATTATATCACCAACAGGGACATTAGAAGCTCTTGATAAACAACAAAGATTATCACAAGCGTTTAATAGAGTAAACCTTATAGTGCAACAGATCCAATTAGGTGTAATTGCTGACGAGAATGATCTATATAACGTTATGAACGATTTTCTAGCTGAGGATGGTGTTAAAAACCCAGATAGGTATATAACACGGCCAGAAATAATACAGCAGAAGAGACAACAGCAAGCACAAGCACAGCAGCAACTAATGCAACAACAAGAACAAGAACTAGCTCAAGAAGAAGCTCAATTAAGGCAAAGAGCAGCATCTGAAGCAGAAACTGTAGAACCTGTACAAACTCAACAATAAAGGTGAAACATGGAAGAACAAGTTAACGAAATAATTGAAGCTGGAGACAGAGTAGAGAAACTACTTAAAACAAAAGATTGGAAAAACTATATAGATCCATTAATAGATAAAATGATAATGGATACTTTAGGTGGATCATTTAGTGGTGAATATGTATTAGCTTCTGAGAATTTAAAAACAATGACTGAAGGTGAACTAAAATATAATTTAGGATTCGCTGAGGGATTAATAACTTTTAGAAGAAGAGTTAATCAATATATAGTTGATAGAGATTCTGAAATAGATGTTGTTATAAGTAAAAACACTCAACCAACAGATGAAGAATTATCTAGATCAGATTATGATACTTTAAGTTAATAAAAACATGGAGTAAGTGAACAATGGAATCATTCCCAAAATTAGGTATGAGATTTGAGCAAGCAAGAAGTAAGCTTATGAAGTACGATAGTGTTATGCAGAACGCAAACTTAGCACACTCATTAGTTGAACAAGTACGTGCATGTGAGGGTGATTCTGCAGCTAGAGAACTTAACCATGAGTTTACAGTTACAAGATTAGATACAAACAATCACGATACAAACAGGGTTGGTAGTTCCCCTGCTTATAAACGAAATTTTGATACTATCAAATGGAAATAGGTTCTGTGTTTACCTTTGAAACACTGGAAAGTTCTTGGTTATATACTTAAACCCTGGAAGGAGACAAAATGTCAAAGCAAGTTAAAAAAACTCAACAGAAGGAAAAGAAAATGGAAATTGTAGCTAATGAAACAGTCGATAATATCGATGCTGAACCTAAAGTAGAGATTAAGCCTATGAAGAAACGACCTACTTTATGGTGTGTTAAATGCCAAAGTGGTATTAGTGGTGCTAAAGATCCTGAGAGTTACTCAGCAGGTGATCTTTGTCCATTGTGTATGGATAGAATGAGAATGAACCCAGCTAGAGAGCAAAGATCAGGAATATTGCAAACTATCGAAGAAGTCGTAGCTGAAAGGGACGAAAGAGCAAAGCATGTCTTAAAGGAACGTTCTAGAAACACTATACGTGGTATTGACGGTCCTGATGAAGCTATTCGTAAAGCAAAGCTTGAAATGAAGCGTGAAAATGATGATCTTAAGCAACAATTAGCAGAATTACAGAAAACAGTACAAAGTTTAGCAAAAAAATAATATTAACATTGGTTCTGGGTCCATTAAAAACCCTGTTAGTTTCTAGGAACTATAAACCTTGGGAGACAAATTATGGAAGAAAAAAACTCAACTGAAAATGTTGCAAATGAGCAAGTATATCAATCACCTAATGCTAACGACATAGAAGCATTTGCAGCAGAGCTTGAAGCGACCACTGAACCGCAGGAGCAAGTAGAACAATCTCCTGAACCAGTAGTAGAAGACGTAAAAGATACGGAAACTCAGGACGTAGAAGATTCGTCACCTTCAGAAAGTCCAGAAGTAGAAGAACCTACTGAAGACACTGTGGATGAAGAAGAGGAAGAAGAGGAAGAAGTTATTAATGTTACAGAAGAAGATATTGATAATTTGTTTAAAGAAAAAAAGTCACGTGTGCAGCAACGTATTGATAAATTGACAGCTGAGAAGAAATCAGTGAAAGAGCATAGTGAAGCAGTTGAAAGACAGAATATTGAATTGTTAGCTCGTATTGAACAGCTAGAATCATCAATGCAGACTAAGAACGACACAAAAGCTAAGAATAGACCGACTGAGTATACTAGAGAGCAATTAGAGACTGCAATAACAAAATCATTTGATGATAATGATATGCAGCTTTATCACGAAGCTAATAAACAGTTACGTGCTTTAGATATTTGGGAAGCTAAACAAGAAGCTATGTCTAAACAGACAGCAGATAGTCAATTTAAACAACAAGAAAACCAAGTTTGGCGTGAATTAGTTAATGAATATAAAGGGTCTGGAGATAAAGATTTAGATATAGGGAACCAAGGATCACTTATGTATAAACTTATCGCAAAGATGTTTAATGATCAAGAAACTTCATCTAGGCTAAACAAATATGGTGTTCATAGATTTACACAAGCAGCGAACG